ATGTTCTCTCCGTAATCAGGGGTCTATCTTTGAAGCGTTGCACTCTCAGGTCGAACGAACCCGAGGAGTACAACGGAACGCGTCTACTGCATAAACGAGCCAGGACCGACGCCCGCGCCAGTCATAGCCGCGCCCATCTCGGGCGTTAGGGGTGCCGCCACATCAGGCCCGGCGGCAGGAGGTAGGGCTTCAGGAGGAGGTGCGAGGGCTGCCTGCTGTGCGACCTGTGCCGCTGCCGCCATCTCTGACTCTTTGCGCTCTTGCTCGTCGAGCATCCAAGCCGCAGTGTTGAGCCACGTGCGTAGATTCTCGATGACCTCCTCGGGCGCTCCGTCACTCTCGGCCAAGTTGATAGCCTGAGTGAAGCGCCAGATCCCCAGCTTCAGGGGCTGATTAGGCTCGGGCACAAGTCGCTCACCGTCAAGGATGTCCTCAATGATGCGCTCAAGGGCTTCAATCCCTGACGTGTAGAGCGATAGGGCCCTCTCGTTGTCAGGGTGCCGCATGAGGCGCCGGGCTTCGTCCTGCGAGATAACGCCTGCCTGTGCCATCTCAAGCGCAAGCTGCGTTCTACCTGCAGGGGTCTTAGCGAGGGCGGAAGCGGCGTACATTTGTACCCTCACCTCTCCCATGTCAACGTCACTCCATTCGATGACCTTGGGGCCAAAGCGAGAGCGTCGCACAACCTCGGGAGCGTCGTCGCCCAGGTCTTTGCAGACATCGAGCATGAGCCAAGCGATGTCTAAGACGTAGTTCTCAAAGTCCTGCTCTTGGAGTGCGAAGCGTTGAGTAGTCTGATCGCGGTACTCTCGAAGAGCAACGCCAGAGTCTAACCCGCCAGGCTTGGCAGCACTCGCCGCCATCCGAGACACTCCGAACTCTTCGAACGCTGAGGCCTTGATTGCCTCTCTGCGTGCGTACTGCTCAGCGCTCACGGCCTGAGGGAGGATTGTCTTCGGGTACTCGCCCTTGATGACGACGAAGGTCCCTGCTCGGTTTGTAGTCTGAATTGATAGCTTGGCGTCAGCCGGCCTGATGTATGTGACAGGGACGGCAAGTTGCTGAATCTGTCGGTCAATCTGCCAGTTCGTCTTGTTGAGCTCTCGCTGATGTCCCGCGATCCGCTCAGCTCCACCAATGCCGTACCAGCCGATAGGGCGCTCGCTCCACTTGAAGACAGCGAAGGGGAATCGTTCCTTCTCCCACTCTTCATCGAGCAGGTCAGCCCCGTCAACACAGATTGTGTGCCTCCCAGGCTTGTAGTCGTCGTGCCCCTCGACGCCCAGAGGCAGGTACCAAGACTCGATCGCGACTACTTCAGAGTCATCGATTGGGCGATAGTCAGCCCAGAGACGCTGAACTCCCATCGTAGTAGAGCCGACGTTCATGTTGTCGATGTCTTTGGAGGAGTCGGGGAAGCTAGACTTGAGCACTTCCTTGTCGATGAACATCCGATGATGCATCTGTTGCGGCTCTCGAAGGCGAGCCTCTACGTTGTCAACAATGATGTCATCAACTAGGACTCTCTCGACCTGAATACGATTGAAGCGATCGGGGTAGACCTTGACGAGGCCTGTGCCTTTGAGGGCGCCCTCTTTGAACCCTCGACGGGCCTGCTTGTGCACGTCGTGCGAGCGGATGAGGTCAGAAGTGTAGTGCTCGAGCTTCCGGGCTCGCCGCTGAGTACTCCAGTCGGCATCGTCAGTCATGATGCGGGGGCGTACCTCAGTCGCAGAGATGGCAGCCGATACTGTGTCAACGTTCGAAGCGATGACGTTCTCAGAGACGAGGGCATCCTTGGCGCGTCGGTCGCCCAGGTACGATCGGGAGTAGGAGTCGTAGAGGAACGCGAGTTTGTTGAACCTGTCGAATAGGTCAGACTGCGAACGCTCTACTTCTGATACATACCCGAAAACCTGCGTGTGCACAGGCTCTCCGTTTGGCGTGTTCTGCCATTTGAGATTGAGATCAGCCATCGTCTAGGGTCCTAGGGTTATCGTTGGAGGCGGGACCTTGGCGCCTTTGCTCGTAGTAGCCAGGGACCGAGCCCTCGCTGTTGTAGGTCATTGGATCCATCAACGCGTCCATCTCTTGCTCCATAGCGCGCTCGTCGGGACCCTTGACAGGGATGAGGGCGTCGAGATCCAACTCCGGTTTGATAGGGGCCAGTGAAAAGCTCAGGTCTGAAGTCTTCACTTCGGTGAACCCTGCTTCACGTAGGGCCGGCCCCTTGGCTATGAGCAGGTCGAGCAGTTCTTCGGCGTTCTTCTTCTGGGCTTTAGTCACTGAAACACATCCATGTAATCGTCGTAGTCGTCATCAGAGACATATTCAGAGAACTCGTCTTCGTCGTCTTCGTCGGGAACGAGCATCATGTCGGGCTTGGGCGGAAAGTAGGGCTTCTTCGCGTCCTGCTCCTTCGAGTGAAGGTGGAAGGCCTCCCTCCTGGCGTAGACTGCCGCGTCGGTCGCGTCGTTTCGCATTGAGGGATTCTCCTTCATGCGATTGTATTCGTCGACAAGCCACTGAAGCGTCACGAGCTGCATTTCGAGTGCTGAGCCCTTGAGAATCTTCGTTCTGCCGTCGATCAGGTCCCCGTTGAACATGCTGATAGCGTCGTGCTTGTCTTTTTTCGCTGCCGGGAGAATCTTGACGCCGTAGACCTCCTCAACCTCCTTCAAGATGGCCCCTCCTAGGCCCGCCATGTCGGCTACAAGCCCCGTTGGCCATCCCGAGTGACCGATACACCCCTCGGGGGACTCGGCCCTTAGAGGCTCTCCTATGAGCAGCTCAGCGAGCTTCTTAGAGTACATCGTGCCCTCGTGAATGTGCTCGTAGACGTGATAGAGGTTCTTGTCAGGGTCGTGAGGGCTCCAAGCGAAGATCTCTAGGGCAAAAGGGTCGCTCTCTCCCAGGTCCATCCCGTAACTGTACTGCCACTCTCCGTACTGCTTGGGGAGCTTGGCAAATCCGAGGGGGTTGAGCTCCGGGTCCCACTGATTCCACGGGGTACCGTCGTCGAGGTGCGCCCGGTATTTGAAGACATTCTCTGTGTCATCGCCTGCCCAGAGTCCGAGATACTCTCTCTTCCAGATTGGGTTATCGTCACTCCACTTGTTGACACGCTTGTTCCTGACCGCAGCGGCCCAAAGCTTGCGCATCGCTGGCACTGATTGAGCGCCGTCCTTGAGCGTCCAGTGATGATAGCTCCAAGACTCACAATCAGGGGTCCTTTTGTCGAAGGGTACGCTCAGCTCCGAGCCGATGCGCGTGAGTTCGTAGAAGAGGCCGACGAGCAAGTGCCCAGGCGTTCCGATGATCCACAGCTTCCCGTCGAAGTCACCCAGGCGAGGCTGAATGATGCGGTAGATAAGATTCTTCAGCAGCGCGTCAGGGTAAGAGGCGCCCTCGTCGATGCCAACCTCATGAAAGGGCTGCCCTCTGAGTTTGCCTACTTCCTTCTTGTCGTCGGCGCCTACGAGTCTGAGTGTTGAGCCGTTGTGTAGGAATGTACACTTCAGCTTTGTCTCCTGGAACTTGGCGGGGATATCTAGAGCGGCACACAACTCCTTCAGAGGCTCCCACATGAATTCTTCGGCTTGCCCTCGCGTTGTAGCGATGAACAGGCATCGAGCTTTAGGAACACGCAGCATTCGGAGGAGGAACCTCGTTCTGCCGCCTGTAGTCTTACCGCCACCTCGGGCGATGACTGCCGCTATCAGGAGGTTAGGGTCTTCGGCGAAGGCTCTCTGATTGGGGTGATTCGCTGCGAGCACTCGCGCACAGATCGCCTCGGTAGGCACGGCCTCTCGGGCCTTCTTCGCTGCCTCAAAGTGATGCTCTAGCCAGGCCCCGTATAGGGGCTCCACTAGTCTCGGGGTTGGCCGGGAATGACGACCTTGGCGCCGTTCTGGAAGGGGACGAGTTTTGATACCTGGTGTAGGGGGATCAACTCGTACGCTCGGGGCTTGCTGGGCGCGTAAAACCAAACACGGAACATCTTCTCGTGCCGTGAGTACTCGATCACGTACTTTGAAGCCTTGCGCTTTGAGTTACTGCTGAGGCTCGTAGCAGAAGGGCTGCCAGGCAGCCGCATCGGTCGATCTGCGGGGAATAGGATAAAGTCGATGCTAGACCACTCGTCCTTGTTGGGCATCGCTTCTAGCTTCTGTTTTGCTGCTGATTTGGACATGTTCTCTCCTTCAGGGGGTTTTCTTAGGTGGCGGGAACCGCATAGCTAGCGGCTTCCACTGAGCTTTGGGAGTCTTGGGCTTGAGCCTCGACACTGCCGCTGTCTTACAGGCGTAGTGAAAGGGCTCGGAGGGGTCAATCTCTGCAGCCTTGAAGAGGCCGCTGAAGATGTGCCACCCCTTCTTGCGGAATGAGTGCTTCACGTAGATATAGACAACAAAGGGCATCGGCTCGCCCTTATGCTCATAGCTACGTTCTACGACGATGTAGCCGTAGAGGTCCGACATTGTACCCTTCTCGTCGGGGCAGTAGGCAACAAAGACCTCAGTGCCAGGGCGAGCGAGAATCGTCATCCACTCGTTCTTCATCACGTCATGCCATCTCTCCATCGAGATCAGGCCGGCAGCGTGTGAGGTGCGGTAGGAGTCAAGGAAGCCCTCAACAACCAACCTCATATCTGAGTCAATTGCGGGGCGATAGGCGAGTATTTGGCTCATGTATGAGGAGCTTGATCCTAGGGATCGGAGCTACGTGCGTGTAAATGTCTTCGTCTAGGGGTACGGGCCCAAAGAGGCGCGAGACGTACTCTAGGAGATTGAGGGGCTTTTCTTCTTCGCTCATGAACTGCTCAACGTGATTGTGCCCGTCTCATAGTCAATGTCGGTAATTACGGTAATTGCGGGGTACTTCTTCCGCCTAAGCCAGTGCCACAGCCTCACGTACCAGCGTCGGCGCTCACGGTACCCTACCGTCTGGCCCACCCTGAAGCTCGACGCTGCCATAGGGTTGCAGAGGGTTATCGTAGGTCTTTCGCTCATAACCCTGACACCGTTGGGCGCTCGCTCATGCCGTAGTGTCTTCGGAGGGCATCCCTCAGTCGCCTGTCCCGCTGCTGCTTCAGGAGGCGTTGGCGTAGAGCCTCTTCCCGCATCAGAGCCCTGGCATCTATAGCCGGCCCTGCAGCGTCTTCCATGCGCTTAAGCGTTGCACCCTGCTCCTCAGGGCCGAGTTGTCGGTAGGGGGTCTCAGACGGCTGAGCCTTGGCCTGTCGTGCGTTCTCGTCCCGGAGGAGGTCAATAGCGTCGACGGGTGGGCCTGCTGCGTCTTCCATCTTCTTGAGGAGGGCAGCCTTGGCGTCGGGGTCCATCTGTCGGTAGGGGGTAGTGGCCTTCTTCTTCTTCTTCTTCTTCGGTGTACCCGCGTAGGTGTCGTCTCTGTCTCTGATAACGCTAGGGCTGGGGGAGCTCTTCTTGTTGTTGGCCATAATTCATCCTAGCTCTCTCTTGATCTCAGCGTGGCGTCGGTCTCGTGAGGCCTTGCGATTCTTCGCGTCCCACTCTGCCCGGCTCATCCCGTCGGCTAGTTCTCGTGTGCTCAGGATGTGCGGAGGGAGGGGTTGATCGTTCTTGCCCTGTGAGACCTCAGCGAGTCTCACCTTGCCCGAGACGGCGTAGGCTGTGGCAGGAGGTGAGGAGTGGAGGCAGAAGACGCCAGCGGGGTTGGAACTGAAGGTATCAGCGTCAACAACAACAGGGCACTCTGCACACAGCGGCTCCCCGTCTCGCTTGTCCCACAGCACTTCGAAGCGCCCGTGTTTAGGGCAGACGAAGTCGAGCATCATCCACTGACTCATCGCTTGCCCTTGTCGAGAATAGCCTGAGCCATCTGCCCTATACGGCATTTGAAATCAGGGCAGGTCTTATCATGTGGCATCGCGTGCCGGAGGCCTGCCATCTCCTTGACGAACTCCTCAAGCTCCTCGATGTAGGTGTCTCTTGCTTCGCCGCTCACTTAGGACACACCCAGTCAGGCATCACGACGTCAGCCAGGTCGCCGCTCTCAGTGAAACGGTAGACCTTGCCCCCGCGCACCTTGATGACTCGCTGCTGAAAGTCGATCTTCCTCACGGCCTTGCCTCGATAAGGCTGACCGATAGCGATCCTGTTGACCTTCAGCCAGGTCGGCTTTTTATCGTGAGCCCTGAAGACGTCCTCGGCCTGAGCGAAGGTGTTGAGCACGAAGGGCGCCGTGATACAGGCGTAGAGCCCGTCAGTGTCACGCTTGTACATCCGGTAGTTCTGCCCTGCTTCTGTTAGCTGAATCATTGTCTTCCCACCTTCAGGGGTCTGAGCCCTCGTCGGCGTCGGCTCTCATCTTTGCCACATCGAGCATCGTAGTCTCTGAATAGACGCCTGATGCCCTTGTTGGCGTACTCAGGGTTCGGGGAGTGTATCGCCCCTGCCCGAGTCTTCTTCTTGTTCTTGGCGTCTACGACTCGCTGCTTGAGTCTGAGGCGCCGCTGATACTGCCGCCAGGACTTACGAGTCACCGGGGCTCACAGTCTTTGGGATCCGCTTGCGTCGGAGGGGCTTAGGTCGAGGAGTCTCCTTCTCAGGGGCGCATACATGCACGAGAGTAGCGCCCTCTCCCATGCCGAAGACAACGAGGGAGTAGGCCCCGTCTTCATACTTCTTCGTGACGATTGCGTCGTAGGCCTCGGGCTTAATCCCTGAAGAGGCGCCGGGGGTGTACTTAGTCCATTCGGGGCTCATGATCCATGTCCTAACAGCGAGTCTTCTTCCTCGCTCAGTTCTTCGAGATGTAGCGCAATCTTCTGACGCCGTAGAGGGCTGAGTTCTGACAGGCGATTCATAATGACGTCGTCTTCGTCTTCAGCACTGATGTTTATTACCGCAACCTTCAGGCCTTTGTCTAGTTGCCGCTCCTCCGCACTGAGCAGGGACAGCGATTTAGAGCAAGTGTTGAGGGAGGTCGCCAGCTTCGGGTTGAACTCCCCCGGCTCAAGAGCGAGGCGGGCAGTCTTGATTGACTTGAGCTGCGCACGGAGCTCAGCCTTCGTTGCCTCGATCTGTTTGCGTGTTTGTTGTTGGCTCATTGAGAATGTCTGAAGGGTTGACGCCGGCTATCGGCATGAGGCGATGGAAGGCGTTCCGATTGGCTGCAGAGGCGCGCATAGTCTCGGCGTCGATGTGAAGGGCCGGGTACTCGGTGAAGAACCCACTGTCGTCGCGCACTACGTCGGCAGTCTTTCGCCAACGGCTGCCGTCGTTCCTGAATTTGGCATGAGCCCCGTCGAACTCTACAGTCCCAAACACCCCCACGTGATATCTTAGAGGAAACCAATCCTTGTCACCTGAGTGTGTTCCCAGCATAGACATGGGGGTACTTCCCACCTCCATGCCATAGCCTAAGAGTCGCCACATCCAAGGCCAAGTCTTCGCCGCCTGGATCAGGGCCACCTGCCACACTGAGCGGGGCTGCCCTTCCTCCTGAGCGTCAAGGATGACCGAGATAGTCTCGTCGTCAACGCCGCCTCTTGCTGCCGTGATGTACTGATGACGGTAGGGGTTGCCGTTGAGGCGTAGATTGTTTTGGGCTAGGAGGGTCACTTGGAGGCTGAGCGTGCCATCGAGAGCAGAAGGTCTCTGAACTCGGGTGGGGTGCGGGAGGCTTCCTTCTTCCCTAGCGTTGGCGTTTGAAGTTCACGTGCGCAAGGTTTGTCCACAGGTTGCACGGAGGGTGGGCGACAACAGGGTGTGGGCCTCGGTACTTGCGCGCGTCTCGGGTGATATCCCACAGACCTACGCCCTCAACAGTTGAATAGACGCCGCCTGCCTCGACATAGAGGGCCGCGACGCCGTTGATGATTCCCATAGGTCCACACTACACGAGTGAAGGGGCTCCGTGACGTGTTATTCGGATCGTTTTGGGCGGGATCGGGTCGATGCGGAGGCAGTTGGGTACTAGGGCTACTCTATATCAGGATAGGCTGCAAGTCCCAGCCCCACTCCTCTTTCTTGCGCATGGCGTAGAGGGTAGCAGCCGGCAGAGATTGGCGAGTGATGAGCAGGTGGCGGAACCGAGGGGCCCTAGCCCAGGCCAGGGGCTGCCAGGGCGAATGAGCGTGCCCAATTCCGTTGCCGAAGGTCTTCACTGCCACATAACCGGGCGCCTTGCGGCTCTGGAAGGCGTAAAGCTGTCGTTTTGTCCCCATATGTCAGCACCTTACACGGTCTGGACGAAAATGGGGGTCAAAACGGGCGGAGTTC